GTATTGGCGCTGGGCGTATTAGGGCTATTGGCAGTCCCATTCGCAATGGTGATGCTAGTCATACTGGAGTTATACCTTTTTATAAGTATTTTCAGTCTGCTGTTAAGTCCTGTAGTCAAGGCTCTATTCGTTCCGGCGCGGCGACACTTCACTACCCAATTTGGCACTATGAAATCGAGGATCTTTTAGTATTAAAAAACAATAAAGGTACAGAAGAAAATCGTATTAGACATATGGATTATTCTGTTCAATTTAATAAAGTTATCTATGAAAGACTTATTAATGACGGAAATATCACTCTTTTTTCGCCGCATGATGTTCCAGACTTATATGAAGCATTTTTTATTGATACAGAAAAATTTAGAACCCTTTATTATAATTACGAGCGATCTTCAAAAATTCGTAAAAAGACAATTCCAGCTAGAGACCTTTTTTCGCTTTTTATTCAAGAAAGAAAAGATACGGGAAGAATTTATCTTCAAAATGTAGACCATGTAAATGATCATGGATCATTTGTAAAAGAAAAAGCTCCTATTCGTATGAGTAATCTTTGTCAAGAAATATGTCTTGGGACCATTCCTTTAAATGATGTAAATGATGAAAACGGTATGATTGCCCTGTGTACACTTTCGGCAATCAACTGGGGTAAGATTAAAAATCCATCAGATTTTGAAAAGCCCTGTACTCTAGCAGTCAGGGCTCTTGATGCTTTACTAGATTATCAAGAATATCCAATAAAAGCAGCGCATAAACATAGTATGGCTTATAGGCCTCTTGGTATAGGTATTATTAATCTTGCTTACTGGATGGCTATTAATAACATGACGTATAGTCAACCAAATTTAGAACTTATAGATGAATTTGCGGAAGCTTGGTCATATTATCTTATCAAAGCTTCCGCAGATTTAGCACAAGAAAAAGGCGCTTTACAATTTTCTGATTGTGTTAAATATTGTAATGGTCTATTACCCATTGATACCTATAAAAAAGATGTTGATGATTTAGTAGAACATAAAGAACGATTACCGTGGAATGAACTTCGTAATCAATTATTACAATATGGTATTCGTAACGCCACATTAATGGCTGTAATGCCAGCAGAAACTTCAGCTTTAATATCTAATTCAACAAACGGTATTGAGCCGCCAAGATCATTGATTACTGTTAAACAATCTAAAGATGGAGTTTTAAAACAAGTAGTTCCTCAAATTCGTAGACTTAAAAACAAGTATGAACTTCTTTGGAATATTAAATCACCAGAAGGTTATTTAAAAATCTGTGCGGTACTTCAAAAATATATCGATCAAGCAATCTCAACAAATACTTCATACAATCCTAAATTTTATCCTGAAGAAAAAATTCCTTTAAGTGAAATGATTGGGCATATTTTGATGTATTATAAATATGGTGGTAAAAATTTATATTATTTCAATACCAATGATCAATCTGGTGAAATTGAAATAAAAGATTTGCCATCAACAAAAATTGAAGAAGAGGATTGTGATAGCTGTAAAATTTAATGCTGTCCTCAGTTGTTATATCTATAATAAAGGACATAGCAATGGAACATCTAATTCGTCTTGGCGACACATTGGATTTATATGATATTATAAAAATCGAAAAAGAAAGTTTTAATGTTGGCAATGAAAATAGAAATAAACCACTTTTTATAGCCTTAAAACAAAAAAACATATATGTTTATACAGTCGGTTTTGAAATAACCGGTTATATTTTGATAAAAATTAATTCTAAAAAAAATACTGCCTATATAGATAGTTTGGCTATAGGACAACCTTTTCGTAAAAAAGGATATGCCAAAGCTTTAATGAATTTTATAATTGATATACTTAAACAAAAAAACATAATTTCGTGTAATCTTCATGTATATACACGAAATAAAATGGCTATTGATATGTATAAGAAATTAGGATTTGAAAAAATTAATTATATCAATAAACATTATGGAATTGACAATAACAATAATTCTATAGATGCTTATCTAATGGAGATCAGATTATAATATGACTACAATTTTTAATAATAATATATTTGATGCTACTGAACAAAATTGTTTTTTTGGTAAATCAGTCAATATTGCTCGTTATGATAAGCAGCGATATCCTATTTTTGAAAAATTGACTGAAAAGCAAAATGGATTTTTTTGGCAACCTACTGAAATAGATTGTTCTCGTGATGGTAAAGATTTTAAAGGTCTTTCTGATCATGAAAAACACATTTTTACTTCAAATTTAAAAAGACAAATTTTACTTGATTCTGTTCAAGGCAGGGCGCCAAGTCTTGCTTTTTTACCAATATGTTCACTTCCTGAACTTGAAACGTTTATTCAAACTTGGGCATATTTTGAAACAATTCATTCACGTTCTTATACACACATTATTCGAAATGTTTATTCAGATCCATCTAAAGTTTTTGATGAAATGCTTAATATTTCTGAAATTGTAGATTGTGCTAAAGATATTAGCAAATATTATGATGAGTTAATTCATCAAAATAATTTTTTACATTTGTCTAGTTCTTATAATGCGGCAGGATTAGAATATGGAGGAAACTATAATCATAAAAGAGCATTATGGTTGTGTCTCAATGCAGTCAATGCACTAGAAGGCGTTAGATTTTATACATCATTTGCTTGTTCATGGTCATTTGCTGAAGTCAAAAAGATGGAAGGTAATGCTAAGATTATTAAATTGATTGCTCGTGATGAAAACATTCATTTAGCCGCAACACAAAATTTAATAAAGATTTTGCCAAAGGAAGATTCTGACTTTGCAAAAATTAAAGAAGAAACTAAAGATGAATGTATTAATATGTTTTATTCTGTCATTAATCAAGAAAAAATATGGGCAAAATATCTTTTTAAAGGCGGTTCAATAATCGGATTAAATGAACAACTACTTTGTGAATATGTAGATTATATTGCAGCAAAACGTATGGGCTCTATAGGATTAAATGGGCGCCCAGGATCAAATCCTCTTCCATGGACTGCCAAATGGATTGCTGGAGCAGATGTTCAAATGGCTCCGCAAGAAGTAGATATTGTTTCATATGTTTCTGGAGGAATTAAACAAGATGTTACAGAAAACACTTTTTCTGGATTTAAACTCTAATATAAATATTCGTAAAGCAACTGAAGCAGATTATTTTAGACTTATTGAAATAGAAAATGCTTCTTTTGTTTCTGATTTAATATAATATAAAAAATTTGGGTCATGAAAATTTGAAGTATTCTCCACCAAATTTAGACTTGACGCCATATAAAGATGAAAAAGATTATTCTAAATTTATAAACAAAAGGAGCTAAAATGAGTGATTGGATTACATGTACTGTATGCGATGAAGAATTTAAAATTCTAGCTTTAGTAGGAGAAACTACTCCAGAATATTGTCCATTTTGTGGATCAGAACTCGATTTAAAAGAAGAAGATTATGAGGAAGATGAAGAAGATGAAGAAGATTAGTGGATTATGAAAATCCCTGGCTTTGGAACGGAACACCTTTTAGAGAAGAGCATATCGGCAATTCTTTTGGTTTTGTATATATTATACAAAATAAAATTACAAATAAAAAATATATCGGAAAAAAATTCTTCTATTCTACTAACAGAGTAGTTCAAAAAGGTAAAACTAGAAGAAAAGTTATTCGTAAATTTTCCGACTGGAAAAAATATTATGGAAGTTCAAAGTCTCTCAAAGAAGACGTAGAATTATATGGAAAAGGATCGTTTAGCCGAACGATCCTTTCTCTTCATGTTTCCAGAGGCGATGTAAATTATTATGAAATGAAAGAACAAGTTATACGCGATGTATTGAATAGTGAAGAATATTATAACGATAATATTCTTTCACGTTGGTATAGAAAGAAAAATAAAACTGTATCATTATTTTCAATACAGGAGTAGTCGTGTATAAGTTTTTTTTTATTTTAGCCGTATTATATGGTTCATTTGTCAATGCCGGGACATTGACACAATCATTAGAATATAAAAATAATTACGGTGGAGAAAAAAATCTTTATATCGATACGTTTATCGATAATCTTTATTTTAAAAAAATACCATTAGTATTTAGTATAGATATTAGTACTGAAGTTGGTTTGAATTTAAATCAACAAATTTCTGTTTCGGGAACATATAATCTTTCTAAAGAATTTTATGTATCTGGTGTTATTGGCGATGCTTTTACTAATTTTAAATTAAATCAAAACAATACATTGTTTTATAATACAGTTGTCGGATATCAAAAAAATATAACAACTAAATTACAAGCTGATATAAACATTACATATCAAAATGCATTTAATAAAAAATATGATATGCAAGCAATTCAATGCTCAACCGATTTTACATATAAAATCAACAATAAAATATCATTATATTTTTCATATTCTCATGAGTTTTCACATCATTCAAATGATCTTATTGGCCCCGGTATATCGTTGAATTTTTAAATAAAAAAAGCCTCCAGATTTCTCCGGAGGCTTTATCTTTAACTATTAAAAGTATTAGAAACTATGCGATGCGGAAATACCAATGACATCCGATGTTGTAGTACCACTCGTTCGATAATACTCTACACCAAGAGTGTTGCTCTTACCTAGATTATATGTAAGACCTGTACTTAGACGATTTTCGTTAAAAGAAACATCTTGTCGCAGGCCTTCACGATGTCGGTATCCAACGTTTACCGAAACTGGACCATAGACCGGATGACTTACTCCAGCATATGTACCCCAAAACTCGGTATTATTACCTTGAGAAACAGATTCACCAAATTCACCATAGACCTTTGGTTCAAAGCCAAGTACTACTGGAAGAACTGGCCCGACACGACCAACAATCTTAGAACTAAGACCGCCTTCATTTTGGTTTTGCTTTACGGCGATTTCTCCGCCATACATTACTACATTATGATACGTATCTCCATAATCGACGCGATATTCTGTCGATCCGGGATTACCATCAATATCGCCAATGCGAACTTCGCCAGTAAGAGTACCGGCCACCGATGCTGTTGCTGCAACTAAAATAGCCGCCGCGGCTACACTAAAAAATAGTGACTTCATATTATAACTCCATGTTGTTGAAAGAAGATGAGCTAACCGTAACTCACCACGTGCTTATTAAGTAGCAACCCTATCTCTTATTTATATGTATCTTATCACAAAATAATTTTATGTCAATTGCATTTTTTTCAAAATACATATTTACATAAAATAAAAATATGATATTATAATCTTATTAATCAAACAAACCAACCAACTGAAAGGACTAAATTATGGCGCATATGCTTGAACAACTATCCAATGGTGATTATTCACATGCTTACGTGGGTGAAGTACCTTGGCATGGTTTAGGAACAAAGGTTCTTCCCGATTTGACTCCTCAGCAAATGCTTGAAGCTGCTGGACTCGATTGGGAAGTTAAAAAGATTCCACTTTACGGCGAATTTAAGGGCCGCCAAGTGGCCACTGGAGTCGAAGCGCTTGTGCGTGAAACCGACGGATCGGTTCTAACTATTGTAACGGATAGTTGGAATCCATGTCAAAATCGTGAAGCCTTTGAATTTTTCAATGACTTTGTGGCCGCAGGTGATATGGAAATGCATACGGCGGGATCACTTAAGGGTGGCACCCATGTTTGGGGTCTGGCTAAGATCAAGGATTCTTTTGAACTCTTTGGTGGTGATAAGGTCGATGGTTATCTTCTTTTTTCAAATCCTCACCAATTTGGTAAGTCGATTGATGTGCGATTCACTCCAATCCGAGTGGTTTGCAACAATACGCTAACTCTTTCTCTTGGTGCAACTGCTCAGCGCATGGTTAAGATTAATCACCGCCGAGCCTTTGATGGTGATGCGGTAAAGGAAACTTTGGGTGTCGCCAGTGAAAAGTTGGTCAAGTACAAGGAGATGGCGGCTTATCTTGGTTCTAAGCGATATACCAATGAAACCATTGTCGAATATTTTAACCGAGTCTTTCCCAAGACCTCCGATAAAAAGGAAGAGTCTAAGCGCGTAAATATGCCAAACAGCCGGGCTGCACAACTAGCAATAGATGTTCTTCAAACTCAGCCGGGGGCTAAGTATGCTGAGGGTAGCTGGTGGCAGGCCTATAACGGTGTCACGTATCTTACCGATCACCTGCTTGGTAGGTCTGCTGATACCCGTATGACTAGTGCCTGGTTTGGTTCTAATCAAGCAAAGAAGGTTCAAGCTCTCAATCTCGCTGTAGAGATGGCTGAAGCGGCATAATATATACGACAAAGCTGGCGCAGGTCTAACCGTGGCTAGAGTCGGTGGATGTTAATCGCGACCGACAATATATTGGAGAAATTATATGTCTAGAACGACTAGGATATTTCAAATTCATTATAAAGATGACCATTTTTCTATATGGGCTATGGATTTAATTGAAAACGAAAATGTAACTGATACCGTATATTTTCCTAGGAAAAGTCTTGAATATGTAGAATCCGCTGCTGAAAATTGGAAAAATGGCATTTTAAATATTGACAATAAATCATAATAAGCTTATATTAATATTAATGGTGCAACACAGTCAGCCCGTAGCTTTGAACTCGGCGATGATGATAGTGAGTTAAATGGCGTTAGCAGCAGCCAATGATATTGTCGAATGCACACTATGAGGGGTTATTCCCAAACTGCTTAACGACAATCTTTATATTCCATATTCTATCGTGGAATATATTGTTAGTAGATAGAATATTGTCTGATTGCCCGTCGGTCAGACGAGAAATTAATGTGTCTGGTATCCGGATGCATAGGGCGGGCCATAAATAGAATTGCTGGGTCGACCCAGCAATTTATATGAAAATGAAATATGAGTAGCATTTTTTTAGATAAAAATATATTGTTATCTTTTGATCAGTGGTGTTTATCTGAATCAATCGTTGACACTCCTACAAAGTTTGGCACAAATGCTGAAATGGATAATGGTGAAACAAAGACCGAATTGGGTGTTCATCATACCTTCTTTAAGCATAAAGGTTTACACCATTGTGTTTATCTCTCAAATGATGGAGAGGTTGGTATGGGAACAAGCCAAGACCCATCAACCGATATATCGTCATATAGTGATAAAAGACAGCCTCATGGTGGGCCTATAGGTGCATTTGGTAAATCGATGCATGTTATACATCATCTTGTTGATAAACATGGTATTAATAAAATACATTTTACCGGAGCAGATCCAAGATTGGGAACTATGTATGATAGGCTTATGGACAACAAGCACTTTCAAAAATCTATGAGAGATAAAGGATGGAATCATAAAACAGAAACGATTTCGAAAAAAAATAAATTTTCAAACAGAGTTAATCACTATAATATCTATCATTTCGAAAGAAAATAATATAAATAAAAATATTCGTTGAAGCGTAACAAAAGTTTGGTAACACGGGAGTGCAAATCTCCCCGCCTCCACCATGACTA